TGTTGGGATTAAGGTACTTGATGGTCGCGAAACCATACTGCCTAATGCGAAGCAGGAGCCTCGAAAAACAATCCATCAGTTTCGCGATCCTTGGGGTCGCAGTTTTGTTGCCAGTAAAAGGACATAGCCGTGGGGAAAAAGAAAATGGACGAATTGCCAACGCTCGAAGTGTATCAAGAACAATCAATTTCGGAATCTTCCGAGATTAGCCAGCCGAAAAACGAAGAGCTTATCAGTCTCGGCATTACGATACCAATTGCAACCGAGATCGATGGTTACGCGACGCGAAGAATCGACACTGCACTAAATCACAAAGAAGCAATCGCATTTAAGGCGATTCTCACCGCGCTTAAGTCACAGAACGCAAAACTTAAATCCGGTCGCTACGTCAAAAAGTCTGCCGACGTTTATCGCTGGCTCGCAGAGAAAATTGCGGAGCAATATGCCAACCACAATCGACACGGTGATTGATACGCTAACGGATAATGCCGACTTCGCCGCGACAAATGATGTTGCTAAAGCAAAATCGTTTTTAACCGCAGCGATCCAGTATCTCATTTTGTCGCCAGCCAGCCAGTCCGATCAAGGCTCTTCGATGTCGATCGCACCGGAAACGGTAAAGAGCCTGATGACAAAGGCACAGCAACTTGTCGATGCAGCCGGTGCAGCAACCTCGGCCAATAACGCATCGGTGCGATTCTTGTCTGTCGCGCAAGGATTTCGCCGATGAGTCGTCGCAAAAAGCAGACGGTGGTTCAGACATTCGATGAATTTCGCAGCGATTACGATATGTCGCGAGAATCACGATTCGTTCGCCGTCGAACTGGACTAGCACCGCAGGGCAGCACAGCCGATTACCATTATCGCGTTGAGCAGCACTACTACGACGACATAGAAAAAGCACGCGACATGGATCGCAACGATTCACTTGTCGGGCAGACGGTAACGCGAGCTGTCGATAACATCATCCAAGACGGCTTTACGCTGGAGCCGCAGACAGGCGATCCGGTAATAGATCGCGACTTGTACGACAGGTGGCAAGCATGGTCTAGTTCGCCGGAAGAATGCGACGCACAGGCAGAGTTTACCTTTCATGATTTTGAGCGTTTCAACTGCCGCGCGATGCTCGTCGATGGCGACATTATCGAAGTCGGCACCGACGAAGGCACGCTGCAAGCCTGGGAAGCACACCAGATTCGCACGTTCACGCAGCGAGAAAACACCATCTTCGGCGTGGAGATGGATCAGTTTCGCAAGCGAATTAGCTATTGGCTCATTGCCGATCCGATCAATCCGCATCGAAGCAAGTCGCAGGAAGTGCAATTGCAAGTCTGGTCTGAGGATGGCTATCGGCAAATCTTTCATACATACAACCCGCGACGCATGACGCAGACGCGAGGCATTACGGCTTTTGCGCCGATATTTGCAGTGGCGGGAATGCGAGAGGATATTGATTTCGCAATGCTCGTTCAGCGGCAGGTGGCGTCGTGCTTTGCGATATTCCGCAAGCGGCAATTTATCCCAGAAGCACCGCACCTAACGCCGAGCTATGGTGAGAGCACAACCGAGGTTAGTGGGACTGGCGAAACGCGATACATCGAAAACATTGCACCGGGAATGGAAATCATCGGACAGCCTGGAGAAGAACTGCAAGGCTTTTCGCCTGATATTCCGGGCGCAGGCTACGAGTTCCAGCTCAAGACGATTTTGCAGACCATCGGTGTGAATCTCGGATTGCCACTCTGTCTGGTGCTGATGGATGGGAGCGAAACCAACTTTTCTGGCTGGCGTGGTGCTGTCGATGAGGCGCGCAAAGGCTTCAAGGCGAACCAGCGCAATATCATCAAGCGATTCCATGAACCAGTCTATCGCTGGAAAGTGCGTCAATGGCTCGCCGAAGATGCCGCACTTCGCAGCATACCTTCGACGGTTAACGTGTTCGGGCATCACTGGTCGGCACCTGTATGGGAATATATCGATCCAGTGGCTGACGCTCAAGGCGATCAAATCCGACTGCAAAACGGTCTGATCAGTCCGCGCAGACTGCATCAGGAGCGTGGTCGCGATTGGGAAGTCGTAGCCGACGAGACGATAGCGGATATGGAATACGCGATCACCAAAGCTAAGGAAGCGGCACGTCGCATCAATAGCAGGTTCACTGATGCACCAATTCACTGGCGGGAACTGATTAGCCTGCCGATGCCAACCGGCATTCAGATGTCGATGCAAGATCCGCAGGTAGTAGCACAGCAAAGCGAACTGGGCAGTGGTCAAGAAGATAGCGAATCGACAGGCACAACTTCGGGCGAGGATGCAGCGAAAGTATCCGATACTGCTCTAAACGGTGCGCAGGTCACAGCCGCTTCGCAGATTGTCGAAAAAGTTGCTGCGGGAATTTTGCCGAGGGACTCAGGTATATTCCAATTGGTATTCTTTTTCCAACTAACGACCGAGCAGGCCGAGCAGGTAATGGGTGCAGCAGGAACAGCAGGGTTTACGCCAGCGGGCACAACGCTAGATTTGTCGTCACCTACTCCCGCTATCGAAACACAAGAAGAAGAAATCGCACCGCAAGCAGGTTCAGGTGAGTTCAAAGAAATCAGTCGTCAGCAGTGGAACCGCAATCGCAAGGCGATTAACGACATCCTGCAAGAGTTAATATCAGGCACAATGTCGAAGGCTATGGCAGAGGTAATGCTGGGCGGGCTAGGGCTGGCACCTAGCAGCGTCAAAGCGTTAATCGACGACGCCACTGATGGAACAATAGACGCTCCAGAACTAAAGGAGCCTAACGATGCAACTTGACACGGTAGCCAAGTACGACGACATCGACTTTTCACCACCGCAGGGCGTTCGCGACGAAGCGCAAAAAGGACTCGATTGGCGCAAGGAATACGGTCGCGGCGGAACTGCAGTCGGTGTCGCACGGGCACGCGATTTAAGCAACGGCAAAAACATTTCACCTGAAACGGCTCGACGCATGAAGGCTTATTTCGATCGTCATGAAGTCGATAAAAAAGGCGAAGGCTTTACTCCAGGCGAAGACGGTTTTCCATCGGCTGGCCGCATTGCATGGGCACTGTGGGGCGGCGATCCCGGTCAAGCGTGGGCAAATAAGTTGGTTCGACAAATGAATGCAGAAGATAACGCAAAGAGTTCTATTGTCGCTGAGGCAGGCGCAAACGAAATCAAACTGTATGGACCAATCGGCTATCCAGGCATCACTGCACAGCAAGTCAAGCAGCAACTCGACGCAGCAGATCCGCAGAGACCGCTATTGGTGCGCATCGACAGCGAAGGTGGCAGCGTTTTCGATGGAATGTCGATTCATGACGCGATCGCAAATTGGCCGTCGGGTAGTCGCGTTGTCATCGAGTCGGCAGCATTCTCAATTGCGTCATTTATTGCGATGGCAGGCGAATCAGTCGAGAATACCGAAAATGGCTACGTGATGATTCATTCGCCATACACACTGACCGAAGGCGATCGCGAGGATCACCGCAAGACAGCGGAATTACTCGATAAATTAGAATCTTCGATGCTTGCAGCCTACAGCGAGCGTACTGGCAAGACTGCTAGCGAAATCAAAGAAATCATGCAAGGCGAGACATGGTACACAGCAAGCGACGCGAAGGACGCAGGTCTAGTCGATAGCGTGCTATCGTCTCGCAAGCAATCGAGAACAATCGAATCACAATTTAAGATGCCAACGCGGGTGATTGCGTCGCTGAGAGTCAGCGGCGATCCGGTCGGCGATAGAAGCGTGCCAAAGGAGATTACGACTATGGCAATCGAAAAGGTCGCTGCGACTGCGAAAAGCATCAAGGCGAAATTTGGGAAAACGGTAAGCGATAAGCTCATCGTAAAGGCAATGGAAGAAGAGATGGCCATGGAAGATGTGGCCGAGCTTCTCATGGAAGAGCTAAAGATGGAAAACGAGCAGTTGAAAATGCAGCTCGCAGCCACTCAGGAAGAGATGGCCAAAATGAAGGCCGAATACGACGAAGAAAAAATGAAATCGCAGGAAGTCAAAGAAGAACCTGCGATGAAGGCTCGCGTCGGCGTAAAACCTATTGCGTCTTCTGTCGCGCCGATTGTCAATGCGAAAGTTCGGTGGAACGATGCGATTGCAGCCTACACTGCAAAAGGCATGGACAAGGCATCGGCAGTTCGTCGCGTTAATCGTGAGAATCCAGGATTGCGTGAGCAAATGCTTCGCGATCGCGTGTAGTTTTTTTGGCAAATATCGAACATAAAAATAGAGGGGTTTGAAAATGGCAAGTTTCGTAGATACCAACACAAAGGCATTTACTGCGAGTGCTGCAATCGGGCAGTATCTTCGCGTTGTCTTGTCGGCTGGCAAACTGGCTGCTGCAAGTGCTACGCAGCAAATGCTAGGCACGCTCGAAGATGCTTCGTTCGCTGATCTAGATGTCCGCAGCGTGCGCCTGCGAACCGCATCGGGAACACGAAAGATGGTCGCTAGCGAGGCGATTAGCTTAGGCAATCCAGTCTATGCCGCTGCCAGCGGAAAGATTGCTGCTGACGGCAGCGTACTGGAGGGCATCGCACTGGAGGCAGCAACCGCAGACAACGACATCATCGAAGTCATGACTCTCGCCGCTGGTGTTCCAGGTGGAATCTTGGCAGCAGCGCAGCAAGCATTATCGGGTGCTGGTGCAGTTAATGTCACCAGCTACTACACCGCAGTGACTACCACGGGTGCTAATGCACTGACTTTAGCAAACGGCACGTTTGCAGGCCAACTGAAGAAAGTGCAGCTAATCGTGGACGGTGGCGACGGTACGCTAACTCCGACCTCGCTCACCGGCGGAACGACCATTACGTTCGCAGACGCAGGCGATTTCGTATTGCTTCTATGGGACGGTGTCTCGTGGATTCCAGTCCAATTAGGCAATGACGCTGACGGTGCGACAGCACCTGTGCTTGCGTAATAAATCCCATGGCCGGTGCGTGGATGTGGCCACTGAAGC